AGATTTCTTTAGCTACTGTAACTCCATCTTTAGTAACAGCTGGTAAGCCGAATGATTTACCAATTAATACATTCCTACCTTTTGGTCCTAATGTAACCTTAACAGCTTTAGCTAGCGTTTCAACGCCCGTTAAAATCTTCTTACGACCTGCTTCATCAAATAAAATCTGTTTACTCATACATATATTATAGTATACATTATTAAAAAATCAAGAAAAAAAAGCGTAACCACTGAATACCCGGTGGTTACGCTACTATAGATAAACGCTAGAAGTTATTTATATTAAATCAGAAGGTAAGCATTAAAGATCAAAGTCATTAAACTCTTCTTCTCCAATCTCTGTATCTCGAGCTCCGATTTTATAGGAGCTAATTTCAGTCTCTTGCGGAGCTACTTGAACCTTAGAGCTATCTGAAAAGCTATTTAACCAACCACCAATTGGGTTAGTAGGCTGATCAAAGATCTTATCGTAACCAAGAGAACGTAGTCTTGTATTAGTTAACCATTCAATATAACCGCTAAGCATTTCAGCATTCAATCCTAATAGTGAACCTTGAGAGAATAAATATTCACCCCACTTCTTTTCGTTCTCTGCAGCTAAGCCATACATATCATAAATCTTCTGCTTATTATCTTTCATTATTTGTTGGAAGCCTTCACTCTTGTCTTCCTTCCAATACTTCATAATATTTTGAGTAATTGCAGCATGTAAATTTTCATCACGAGCAATCAATCCGATAATCTTAGCATTACCTTCCATCTTACCTCTATAACCGAAGAAGAACGAGCATGCAAATGATGTATAGAATGATAAACCTTCAGTAATTTGAGTAGAAAGGATAGCATTAAAGATCTTCTGCTTAATATCACTTGAATCATCACCAAGTAATTGATTATATGCAGAACTAGCTTCAGCGGCACGTTTAACAATTTCCTTATCCTCTAGAATAGAATCAAAAAATCCCGTGGCATCTTTAGTAATATTTTGCAAAGTATACGTATACGAATAGCTATGAATAGTTTCAAATCTAGCCCAAGTAGTCATACAGATTTCTAACTCAGGATTAGAAACATAATTTTTAATATTATGAATACTTCTAGATAACATACTATCAGTCATAGTTTGCCATCTAAGATTACTATTAAAAATAAACTTTTCAGTATCTGTTAGGTTTTCATAATCACTACGATCCTTTGTAAGAGAGACTTCTTCTGGTAGCCAGTGAAACTCTTCTTGCTTTCTCCATAGGTCGAAGAACTTCGGATATTTAAACCTATCGTAACGTTGAAGAGCTAGATCCTCTCCAAGAAACATCGGTTGTTTTGTTGTGTCAATATTCTTTAAATTTAGTACAGTTTCCATATTTATATATCTTTATTTATAATGCGCATGCTCCAGATTCACAACCATTATCCGATTGTTCCTCTCCACCAGAACTTTGCTTATCACCATCATCTGTATTATTATAATAGCCCGTTCTCCAGCCTAATTTATAAGCAAGAAGAATCTCTTTAATAACCTTTGAATCAGGTAGAGCTCCGTTTTCATAATGTTCGTAATTATAGTACATATTAGCACTAATACTCATATCTACCCATTTCTGTAATGCTCCAACAATCTTAATAAGACCGACATTATCTTCCATTTCATACGCTAGAGTATATTTATTTTTTAAAGAACTATAATTAGGTACGATAACTGGTAATGTACGAGCTTTAGATTTCTTATAGGTAATATAAGATCTAATAGGTTCTATGCCATTTGTTGAGCACTGTATTACCGACGAGCTCTCGCACGGCATGATAGCTGATACAGTACTATGACGTAAGCCATGCTCTTTAATTCTCTCTCTTAAGCCTTCCCAGTCCATTGAATTCTTACGAGTAACAAATTCGTCGATTTCCTTCTTATATGTATCAATTGGTAACCAACCTTGACTGTATTTAGTCTTATGATATTTCGGGCATTTACCTTTTTCACTAGCAATATTGCATGAAGAACTAAGAAGATAATATTGTACCTTTTCCATTAACTCGTCAGCTACATTAGGAGCTTCATCATCAGTATACTTAACGCCAGCTTTTGCAAGATATGCTGCAAAGTTTGTAATACCAATACCTAAAGATCTTCTATTCTTAGTAAAGTTTTCAGCAGCAGGTAAGAAGTAATCTTGATAATCAATTAATTGATCTAAGATACGTACGATAATATCACATACCTTTTCCATCTCTGCATCAGATTGAATCTCTAAAACATTAATTGCAGATAAAATACAAATACCGATTTCAGCATCCTTATCATCAGTATGTTGTAATGGAGTGGTAGGATGTAAGACTTCAACACAAAGATTAGTCATCTTAATATCATCATTCCATGCAGAACGTTGATTACAATGATCGATATTCATGAAGTATATACGACCAGTTTCGACGCGCTCTTTAACAAAAAGAGACATCATTTCTCTAGCTTTAATAGTCTTCTTAAATTTAAGACTCGTCTTACGCTCATACTGCTCATAAAGCTCGTCAAAATTCTCATGACCAAATGCATCATAAAGATCTTTAGCTTCATAAGGTGAAAACAATGTAATATTTTCATTCTTTAAGAATCTCTTATAAAAGAGCTCGCTGAATTGAATACAATAATCTAACTTACGCACACGGTTATCATCTGTACCGGAATTATTCTTAAGTACAAGCATATCTTCTACCTCATAATGCCAGAAAGGAAAGTTAACAGTAGCAGAACCACCTCTAATACCATTCTGATGACATGACTTAACTGTAGATTCCATTAACTTTAAGAATGGAATAACTCCTGTATGCATAACTTCACCGTTACGAATTGGTGAGTTAATAGGGCGAATACGACCAATATTCAACCCAATACCATATCGAGAACCAGTTGCATAACCTGCTGCAGTAGATGATGAGAAGATAGATGGTAATGTATCATCGATATCGATTAAGCAGCAAGATGCGTATTGTCTAATCTTACTACGTACACCTGCCATTAATGGTGTTGGTAGATTAATCTTAAACTTAGAGAAATAATCATATGCTTTCTTTACATACTGTACGCGAGCTGATCCAGTATATTGACCGAAACATACCATCGCGATGATCATATAAGCAAATTGAGGAGTCTCGAAAATTTTAGTATTAGATCTATCTTGAATCAGATATTTATCACATAATTGACGTATACCTGCATATGTAAAGAGGTTGTCACGATCATGATCAATATATTCATCTAGCTTATTAATCTCTTTGTCTGTATATAGCATTAAGATGTCTTCATCGTATACGTCATTTTCATGGACATTCTTATTAATAAAATCTAATAGCTTAGGAGGATTCTTACCTCCCCATACATCTTTACGTAGCTGGTAGGATAATAAGCGGGAAGCAACGTACTGATAGTTAGGTGCATTTAAAGTAATTAAATTAACAGCAGACTCAATTAATACGTTATGAATTTCATCAGTCGTTATACCTTCAATCATTTGAAGTTTAGAGTTAATTTCAATATCAGAAGCGGTCACTCCTTTTATATCTTCAACTGCCCAGTTTACGACTTTATGAATCTTTTCGACGTCATACGGGACGGAATCACCGTTTCTCTTTACAATATTCATATTCATTATTTACAAGGTTATACTAAAATTAATAGCTTAAAGCTACCGAATTTTTGAAAATCAAATTTATGTTCATTTAGGTTTAAAAGATGCTGTAATATTTTATTATCATCTCTTAAACTATTATCAGTTAGTTCCTTAAAGTGGGTAAAATCTATTGGATATATTCTCTTATTTAGGTACGAATAACTATCATTACATGATAGGTTATACTCAGCTAGAATCTTTTCATATCTATCAATATTCATATTACCTGCTAACTCCTCAGATAATAAAGTTTTTGATAGATTCTTACCTTGTTGACTAAGTTCTAAAAATAATCCAAACAAAGGCAACACACTGAGCTCTTTTATTTCATTTTTATTTTTCTCAAAGACAAATAAGCTTCTTTTAGGATTGTATTTTTTACAAATATCTAAACGCTGATTATCGTATTCATTTTTTATAGCAAATCCTAAAAATAAACAAGGCAATTTTTCATCAAATGCGCTAAACTTACTAGTATTTACTGGTTGATCTGTTAGTGTAATGTCAATCATATTACATTTGAATGTCTGAAATTAATCTACCATTCTTGATGTCATATGTTCTAGATCGATTACTACCACTGTTATTGTGGATGCTTACTGTTACATTATGACCAGAAATTACTGGTCCAGAATATGTACAATTCAATGGTAATGAAACTGTTGTTTTAATTGCCCCGTTAAGTGCATTATAAATCAATAGCTTATCTCGTTCAATTCTTGCTGTTAAGTTCATACGTTAATTATATGATTATTTATAAAGACTTCAACGTCAGGATCCGATTTATTATAAGTAAATCCGGATAAATTTTCACTGACAATTGGTATTTTTAATTTAGTTTTTGTATATTTTGATTCAATAAAAGCTATTACATCCTGGTTAAGTGTTGCATTATCGATATTAACGTTTAGAATATTAATAATTTCATTAATTTTATAACCTTTAGTAAGTAAAGTTTTAACTTCTCTACTAACATAATATTTTTCCATTAATTCAATGCTTTCATATTCTTTAATTTTTTTTGCTAAATATTCACCAGAAAAGAAACTTTCTTTACCCGTTATAATACATTTTATTTTTAATGACTTGCGCATATACACTATTATAATAAATATTTACATGAAATTCAACTCGATGGTCGAAAGTATACTAGAAGATTTTAGAGCTCCAACCGATACAAAGAGATCTGTAAAAGTTAGACCACGTGGTAAGTATGGTACAGTTAACCCACAGCTAAATGAACCTCATAGCACTAAAGCTATTAGTGGTTTTAAAGGTGACCGTGGCGGTAAAGTAAGTACTTTACTATTTCAATTACCTGGTAAAGACAGTAAGAGACGTTTAAAGAAAAAAAGATCTACCAAGAAGTAGATACCCATTTAGCAGCTGCCATCGTAGCTCCTAGCGCGTCGTTTGTCTCTAAGATATCTGACCAAGCTTTTTCATCGTAATCTTGCAACCTCTTAAGAGCATCTTCACCGAATGCTTTATGAAATTTAGAACCAAAGTATTGGTGTGAGTTTTTAACTAAACTCATAGCAGTTTTAGGTTCTACTTGCCAATAACTTCTAGCTGGTCCATCATTACCTTGTACTTTAGTACGATAACCAGACTCAACTGCTCCTGTTTTTTCTAAATAATCTTTTAATTCAGCAGCACTATGACCATCATCACCATCAAAGATCGCCGCGGCTATTGCGATTGCTTCTTTACCATCTGCTGGTACTGTGTAACCTGCGTTAAGAACTGCTGTTGCTCTTGCTTCGTTTTCTTTAGCTTTTGCTTGTAGTGCTGGTTTACTACTACTACCGAACGTTTGGTAATAATCTGACCAATCGTCAACAAAATTACCAAATACTGAACTAGCAGCTAAAGCTCCCATTGCTACCGTATTGCGAAGTTTACCTTCTTCAAGGTAATAATCTTTAAAAGTTTGCATTAATAATATTTATACAAATCTATCGAGAAAGTACTTTGGTAATGATTCTTTATTTCTTAATATAGCTTGAAATATACTCGCATCTAAAATATATGTTTTACAATGATCTTCCTGACTTCTAATTCCACGACCACATTGCTGTACAACATTACTTAACATTTTATTTGAATACCATTGTTTATCTAATTCAAACATTTTTTTAATCCGTTCATCACCTAAAGGTAAATACGGTGCTTTAATAATTATTTGAAATCTTGCAAGATCATCCTTTAAGTCAATACCCAAGCCTAAAGATGGACTAACTAGTACAGTTGGTTCAGAACTTAAAGAATGTTCATGTAATATATCTTCATTTCGACTTTCTTGATCTCTATATAAGAATCTTTTATTACCTCTAAAACCATCTTTTAAGCATGATGTAATAAAGCCAGTATGGGTATGTATAATACCTTTTTCATTTTTATGTTCTTTACAAATATTATCAATTTGTTTGATAATACTAGGTAATATTTTCTTTAGATTATAATGATTAATTTTATGTTTAGTATTAATATAAATTGGAGCTTTTTCTGCTTCAAATGTACTATCAACTTCAATATATTTGTAATCAGTAATACCTAAAGTCTTTGCAAAGTGTTTATGATCGATAATAGTTGCTGACATTAGTAAAACTTTATCACCATAGTTAAAAATATATTTGGTTAACTTATCGACTTTCAATGGAGTTATACTTACAATACCTTCATTTCTTTGCGTAATATACTCACAATCACCCCACGTTTCAATAATAAGAGATAATGTACGGTGTAAGTTTTTACAATATGATAATTTAATTGAATCACTATGACTAATTTCAATATTATTTTTATTATTAACGTTTGTTAACTTAGTTACATGCTCACTAATTTCAACAATAGTATTATATAGCCATTTAAGTACTGCTTCATTTTTAGTTGAATATAGATTACCACTATTTACTCCATATTTTTTTAACCTATCTGGATCAATTAAAGCAGAAAACTGTTTAATTATTTCATCTTCTAATTCAGATGCTTCATCACAAATAACAAAATTCTTACGTTTAACATGAGCTGGTAAAGATAAAAACATTTTATAGTTCAGTACTCCAAATTTTTCAATTAGAGCTTTATTACGAGCGTTATGATATGGGCATTTATTATTAATTCTATGCTCTTCTAAAATCTTTTTTGGTATAATAGCATTTTCTACTTCTACATCAATATTAGTATCAATAGTACTTACGTAGTTTGATTTACCTTTTGCAACAACACTATCTTTAAATAATTGTAGGTATTGATCTTGTAATGATTTTGTTATAGTTAATGCAAATGCTCCTGATGATTTCTCTTCTTTACATTCATCTTCATATTCATAACCACCAGTACCATCCATTTTAAACGCTTTATACGTCTGTACTAATTCTTTAAAATAACTACTTGGTTCATTTGAAACATTAGCTAACGTTTTAGATATAAAGCTTTTACCGCTACCGGTCGGTGCACTGCAAATTACAAACTTAACACCGCTATTATAAGCATCTTCTATATCCCTAATTAACTTAACTTGCTGCTTACTTGGACTATAACCTTCAGGGAAATTATTTATATATGCGCTTACCATACATAAATTATATTACCTATCAATAGATAAAACAACTATTGAATCATATAACTTATTTTTCTTATTTCTTTCAATTACTTTAATTTTAAATTCAACAAATTCATTTTTATTGTAAAATTTATCAAGATTGTAACTAAACCCTAACGAATCGGTATCTTCAATTATTTCAAACGGGTATGGTAACTGATATTCTTTAAGTTCGCCTTTTTCATTCTTTATTGTAAAAACGTAATAAAATTCTTTAATTTTAAATAAAATTAATTGTCCTCGTTTTAAGACTTTTTCACCAATGTGAAATTTAACATTACTCAGTAAAAACTTTGATAGTTTTTTATCTAATATATCACTTCTCATGTTCCCATATAATTTAGTTTTTCATCACCAGTCATAGTTAAAATATTCTCATTAAAATATTTCCAAAACTCATCATTGCCTGGTATCGTTTTATTTATTTCACAACTATCCATACTTACCATTCTCCAACTTTGCATAATAATATCCCATACTAATAATAAGTTTTTTGATTCGGGGTTATATTTTGGTGCACCACCTGGTGGTTTATAATTTAAAGTAATTCTACCGTTAACGCTATTTAAAATACTATTATCAAGAGTGCATAGCATATTTCTAACTAATCTATCACCAGGTTTTGGTCTACGTTTTGTGAAAGCAATTTCACAAGCATTAGTTTGTAATATATTTTTAAGACTCGATAAAGTAACTTTCATCTATTACGTTTTTGATTTGCAAATCCCAAATAAACGTTGTTCGTTTAAAAACATACCCTTTTTGATCTTACCATAACCTTCAATTTCCATATTAGATACAGGTGCGCCTTTATCATTAGGAAACATTACTATATCACCCTTCTTAGTATATTTAACTTCAGGTCCGACTAGAACGACTTTAGCCTTTCTCCATGCTTTATTAAGAGAATTTGTCGGTATATAAATACCACCTCTCTTAATTGCATCACCTGCACCTTCATCAGAAGATTCGTCAATAAATTCTACTAAAAGAATATCATCAAATACGAAAGAGAGTAAAAACTCTTCCCCAAGACCAAAATCACCATCACTGTGACCTTCAAGATCTATTGTACTCCTTTGCGTTGCTAACCTATCAATACTTACTTGTGCCATATAAAGTTATTTAAACCTTATAAATTAGTAATCAACAGGGAGATTATTTTTACCTTAATTTTCTATTAAGAAAAAGTACATCATATACAAAAGCTATTGAGCCGGGGATTAAAATGCAAAGGTAAAATATAATATCCATCAAAGCATATTTAGTAATACTTGATCGTTTTTGTATTCTCTTTCACTATAAAATTCAGGTAATATTAACTTTTCTTCTTCTTTCTTTTTTTCCTTTTTAGTCTTCTTAATATAATTAAGTCTCTTAAATTTTAGTTTAGGTAATACTGAATAGATATAGTTATACTGAGATGGTTTATCACTAAAAAGATTCCAATATTTATTAGTCGTCTCATTTACATAATCATTTAGCTCTTTTGAGTACATACTCGTCCACCTATTAACCATAAATAGATTAAATTGTGACTCATCATCACAATTCATGTCTGCCTTTTTCTTACTAAATAAGAGACCGTTTAAATATTGAAATAGATTCATTTATAGATTGATCTTAGTAGTAGCAATAAACATATCATCTACCATCGCATAAAAAAGATCAATAATATCCTGCATAAACTCCGTAGTTTGATCGTCAGTTAAACCTGTACTATATGCAAAGTTAGGAGCTTTACGACCTGCATTAACATTGATACCAGTATGACCGATTGCTACACTATCTTTTGAATATGTAATACTTACACTACACTTACCGACCTTTTGTAATGTACCATCACTACCTTCAAACTCGGCATGTACCATCAAATCATCTCCATCTACTTCAATAGGCTTCTTAATATATTTAGAAGAAAGTATATTAGCAATTTGAGTATTAAGCAATCGCTGAAACGCTACAGCGCCTAGCTTATCTAGATTAGGAATCTCCCAGCAAAAGTTAATAGCATCATCACTATAGATATAGTCACCTTGAAGTACATCTTCCTGGTCGATCATACCATCGATACTCACATCCATAGGGCATCGAAAAGCAATAATATTACCAATTGGTAATGTCTTATTACGAAAATAATCGTAAGCAAATCTCTTATGAATTAACGGGCCATCATAAACCTTAATATCTTTAATAATCATATACCAATTATATGAACGTTCCTTATCTAATCAAGATATTCTTTAAAATAATTTAACGGGTAATCCGTACATATACCAGCAATATTAGACTCAGCCAAGTCATTATGGGTTTTAGTATTATACCCCGTTTCCACTGTAATACCATTACTGCAATACACCCCAGGGTAGCACCAGATGAATCCTAAGCTTGTTATAGTAGCCTTATCTTCTTGATGCCAAAAATAATTTAAATTGGTATCATTTAAAAAATTTAAAGCTTCTATATTTTTTGCATGTACCCATAAACCTTCATTTTTCAAAAAATCTTCCCCAATAGCATATTGAGGTTCATCATGACCAAGCATTAATTGACCTTTTACATACCATAGATCTATTTCACAGTCAAAATTTTCTAACGTTTTTAGAATATTTGTAGGTTTATTTTCATTTTCAGGATCTGGTCCAGAAATGTTACCTCTATGGGATATTATTATCATTTATCTCTATTAAGAAATATATCAAGATCTTCTGGTGTACCTATACCCCACATTCTTTCTACCATATACGTTTTAATTTTTTTGCAATCTTTAATTGCTTGATTAAAGACCGGAGCAACATAGAATTCGTTATTATGTCTAATATTTTTTTCTATCATCTCTTCAGCATACTTTACATAATCAGAACCTTTTTTCCAATAATAAACCCCCACTGTCGCTATATTTGAAATTGGATTTTTTTCAGCAACTTCAGTAACAAACCCATACTCATCTACTTTTGCATAAGACCATTTTGGGTGAGTTGAATTAAAACATAAAATTCCAGCATCAACATCTTGCTCTTGCATCTTATACATAAAATTATTTACATCCCATTCAACATATTGATCTGAATTTGCTATAATCAAAGGATTATCATTATTAATATGCTCTTTAGCCAGGAGTGTTGTACATGCAGCTCCTTCAGTTATACCATCGATATCAACAACATTACAATTAGGAGATATTAATGATAACATAGATTTTAAGTTATATTTTTCATTATGACTCTCCTGTATAATATAGGTATACTTACTATCCAAGTTTAAATTTTCAGTTACTAACTGAATCATAGGTTTACCTTCTACTTCGATAAGAGGTTTCGGGAAAGTATAACCAGCTTTTTTAAATCTACTACCAGCACCAGCCATGGGTATAAGAACGTTTAATTTTTCATCTTGCCATTTATTATTCATAATATTATCTTTATTATATAAACCACTATGTACTTTATCAAGTGTTAAATCATCTACATTTTTTATTCTAATAATATCTCCACCGCTTCTTTTAGCACCTAGAAGACCTACTGGGCTGTCTTCTAATATAACAGTTTCGTCAGGTGTTAATCCAAAGCATGACATTGTTTTCCAATACATTTCCGGATGAGGTTTACTATTATCTACATCTTCATTAGATACAATTAAATCAAAATATTCAACAATACCGACTCTAGCTAATAATGTATAAACTGTATTACGAATTGAATTAGAACAACAAGCAATTTTTACACCATACTTATTCAATTGTTTAAAAACTTTAATAAGTTTATTATTTTGAGGTATATTTTCTGTGAGAAGTTTTGTAGTTTTTTGTTTATCTACCCATATTTGTTCATGCAAATTATGCGGTAAGCCTTTTAAACTTGATAACATGTTTAATTTTTCTCTGGTTTTGAGACCATCAAATACAGTTAAATGTTCTTGCATTGTTATGCAATATTTTTTATCTATAGTAGATAAAGCAGCATTTAAAGCGTTAAAATGTAATTCCTTAGTATTTACTAATACACCATCTAGATCAAAAATAATTAATTTTTTCATTTTATTTGTTTATGTACGTTCAGCATATTTTTTATAAACATGCTTGAAATTTTTGTAATGTTGCCCTCCATGAGCTCCTTCAATGCAATTTTCTTTAATATCATAACCTAGATGCGAAGCAACAAATCCCCATACTCTTTCCATAGAATTTTGACAATCTTTTCTTTCAGGTAATACCTCAGACATTCCTAATTTTTTTGCTTTATCGAGAAAATTTCTACTACATACCATCATAGGTCCAAATAACCCTAATATATTATTAGGTAAATCTAATCCAGTATGCTTTTTTAATTTTTCTATCATAAATTGATCTCTACCCATATCTATACAATCATTAAAATATTGTACACTAGTTATGTCATTATTAAATGCAAAATCAATATTAGTCAATAATTCAGTTGAATCTTGTAAAAAAGCATAATTTTTATAATTCGTATAATTTTCGTAAGTGTACCATATAGCTCCGTCCATAAAATTTTTATTTTTTATTAAATTTATTTTTTTAATTTTAGTTTTTAATTTGCTTACATAAGATAAATCATCTGAATTACTATCAATTATAATAATATCATCATTAGGGTGGTATTTCAATATTGATTCAGTACAATCAACTACGAAGTTACTATTTCTAGTTAATATTACAAATAATTTTTTCATATTCAGTTTTAAAAATATCAAATAGATCATTATCATGGTGAGCATCCCAATTATCATCAATCCCCACCCACGAGTGAGGGGATGTAAAATTAAAATGGTATATATCGTCTATTTTTTTATATAATATATTTTTATCTCCATTATCTTTAGTTACTAAAATAATATTAAAAGGTTTATTGTATTTTTCAGTTACAAATTTTTTAAAACTATTACACTTTTTTATAATTTTTGATAAGTTATAATTTTTACCTTCTCTATAATAATAAAATAGATTTACATTTTCTTTATCTTCAAGTTTATTTTTTAATCTTGTTGTTTTACGAATTATAGAATCTTTTTGGTCTTGATTGAAAGCGTCGTAATGAAAGAAAGCAAAAACTGGCCAGGAAAATATATTATCTTTATCAATAGAATATTTTTTATTAACCCATTTTGAATGACTTATTCCATGATCAGGGTAATATGGGTAGTTTATGAAATCGAGATATTTATCATTTAATATATTACTAAAATTATCATCTATCAAATCATAAACCCCGTCAATTGTAGCTAACATATTATCAAAAAGTTCATTTTTACCTTCTGTTATGTTTAATCTACGCAGTTGGTATGATAATAAACATGTTTCCCCTATTATTAAGTTATGCATTAAAATCCTTTACCTCCATGTTGTGTACCATAACCCCAACCTATATGCCTACATGCAGTATTTTCTAAAAGAACTGCTTTATAATTAAATTTTTTTGTATGTATGGATGCTTGCATTTCGTCTTTAAATTCTGACAAACCATTTAGAAACATTTTTACTATATCAGATTTACGTCTTAACCCTGGGTTGAAACTAAAACCTGTCCAACAATCTCTCCAATTATTGTCTAATAATTTATAACCAATATTATTAGTATATTGTATATCACCTACAGTTGGGTGAGTAAAATCATCGCGATGTCTAATGTGTACATGGTGTATGTCTGGGTTATTTTTTAAAATTATTAACGAATCCTCAATATAATTAATTTGTTGAGAATCAAATAACCAGTCTTCTTCTAAATGAAAAATATATTCATTATTACATGCATTAATTAACCTATCAATTGAGCGTCTCTGGCCAATATTTTCTTTATTTACAATAATCGTTGCACAATTACTATAAAGTCTTTTTATTTCATCACTATAGTATTTTTCAGCCGAATCATCAATTATTAAAAATTGGTCTATTTCATAACGATTTGTACTAAAAAAAGATCTTAAAGTTTCTTTTAAAAGATCTAGACGTTTGAAATGCGTCAATGTAACTGTAATTTTATCATTCACTTTTTTCAAAAAACATTAATGTGTTTCTAAAGTAATCGCAATTATCTTCAACTACGTTTCTAAGATTATCGGTTATTTCTGGGTTAAAAATAAATCCACGATCTTTTAAACGATTGATAATATAATCATTATTCTTACAATTTATATGCCCTATACCTGCTTGACCTTCAATAGCCCACGATAAAATAAGTTTACCGCTACAATTATTAACAAGATTATCAATAAATGTATTTTCATATTGTTTAGGTATATGTTCACCTACTTCAAGGCTCATAATAGTGCATTTATTATCAATAATAAAAGGTTTAGTTAAATTGAATATATGTATATTATCATCATGGCACTCAAGTTTAATACCATCAATTCCTTTAATGTTAAACCCTTTTAAGTTAAGAGATTGTACATAATCACCACGACCACATCCTATATCAACAATAGGTATATTCTTATCAAGAATTTGTGATAGTTTATTACATAAATTCTCTGAATGTATGTGACCTACTGAAGCATCTGCTTTGGTATATATTCCTGTATTTGTAGGCATTAAATTACTTCCTCACTATGTATTAAACAATTATCAAATTCTTGTTTTTGTTTATCTATATCCCATGTATAATGAATACCAGCTCCTGTCCTCTGATTAAATTCACTCATTCTTTTTGAAAACATTTTATGTCTATTTATTCTATAATCAAAACTTAAATTCTTATAGTGTAACATCTTCAATTCACTTTGTATAGGTAATATTTGTTGGTTATTATTAAAAAATGTACCGTTATGTATACCAAGTTCAAATTGAGTTTTTTTAATTAAATTTGGATTAAATATTACCGGTTTATTATACATATGATCTGGTATACCAGTCTTAATTTGTTCAGTAATTAAGCTACCAACTTTAGGAAACATATTACTAACCATATTAAACCCAATCGGGCGATATACCGGATATTTTGTTTTTTCTAAATATTCTATAACATCTTTATCATGGTAAATTAATTCATCTGTATCAACAAGCATTACATAATCACTAGTATCTTCTTTCCAACATGAATTTTTAATTTGAACATACATACTATCATCTAAACAATCACCAGTTTTAACACTGTAAATGCCTTTTACTAATGGATGTTCTTTAGCTATTTTAACTGTATTATCAGTAGATTCATTATCGTATATGACTATCTTAGAAGCAAATTTACTATAGTGATCGAGAAAAAACGGTAACATCTTTTCTTCATTATATGTAATTGTATATATTGTTATATTCATTAATTATGTATGTATAGAGTTTGAGGTATTTTTAAAATATTTAGTTTTTGTTTTTTTAATTCAGGTATTGCTGCTTCTACAAACTCCCAATCAGCTGCATAACTCCTAAATTTAAACCCAATCTGTTTTGCAATTGTTGTTAATGTTGCAAAACACCCGATATCTATACAACTACTTTTAATTTCAGCATTAAAATACTTATTATACCGTTTTCCTTCTCTTATATGATCTAAAACAAAATCGCAAAAAATAAAACCAGCATCTGAGGTTTTTAAATCTACTTCATTAAAACGTTCAATAAAAATCGGAACATAATAATTATCAAAGCCTGTCATAATAGTATATTTACAATTGGATTGGAGTAATCCAAATTCCCGTGGTGTATGACCGAAATCGTTATATCTCTTTTCTAAACTATAATATGAAAAGTTCGGGTAATCGAAATATTTAGATAATTGTTTTACTGTATCAGGTTCTGGACCATCTGAAACTATAGTTATATGGTAATTATCGCAGGTTTGAGATAAAAAACAATTAATAAAAACCTCAAGTTTTGTACCACCATTATAAGTAGGTACAACAATGTGAAATTTTTTATTGTTATCAGGTTTATATTTACTAATTAATTTACCGGTCATTATTATTATTCCATTTTTTGTGAAAAGTTTTAATTTGATCTTCCATCATACTACGTTTTTTGTGATCAGGTATTGTACTATAAGATTGGCTCACCATATGATATACCTTTGAGTTAGTAACTAATGCATTTTTAATATTTTTAGTTTGTAACGTTAATGAAAGATCATTATCTTGATACCAGAATGAAAATCTTTCATCAAATAATTCACACTTATTAATAGTATCTCTCTTTAAAACCATACACCAACCGGTTATTTCAAAAGACGTCCTGTACCCCTCATAAAAATCTTTTTTACCGTCGATTATTTGACCAGATTGTGCTGAAAGGTTTTCTTTAGCTTTATGCCAATTTGGTTCATATGGACAAAACATACCATATCCAGGATTTTCATTATCAAAATCAATTATCTTACTAAACCAGTTTTGTGTGAATATAACATCATTATTTGCTATAATAATCCAATCACTTTTACATTCTTGCAAGCCATAATTTAGAAATTTATTATAATTAAACTCTTCATCTTTAGATATTACTTTACAATCATGGTACCAGAAACCTTCATTTTGATATTTTGAATTACTTTCAACAACTATAATATTAAAATCGACGCAAGACGTCTGATAACCAGATTGCGACATACGTAAAGTATTAATAGCACGTTGCGTATTACCGTACTGTTCAATATTAACGGTGTTGGATAAAAAGATAACATCTATTTTCATTTCTTTACTTTCTTTAAAAATTCAATAACTTTATTAACAGGTGTATCTGGTACGCATTCACTCCATGCTGGCATTACTCCATGCTTTCTTTTAAAAATGTAAGCGCTGTCCATAATACTTTGCTGCCAGTCATCACCTCTTCTTATAGATGAACTATCTTCACTACATGCTTGTTCTTCTATGTAATCTAAGCTATTAGCTAAATCAGACCACCACCAGTAAGGTGTACTATAACCAGCTTTAGCTAATCTATATGAATGATCTACATGTTCAAAATTATTTTTATCAAATTCCTCATCAAATATACCTACATCTTTTAGACATTTTTTAGTATAAAAGCATACTGCACCAACAGAGTGTTGATTTAAAGAAATTTTAACATCACCGTAATCAATTATTTTACGTGGTTTAGGTTTACCTTTACTTATATTACCTTTATTCGCTGGTCCGTGATAAGCAAAGGACATATGTTCTATACCAGTAACTTTACTAGCTTTAATGTATTCGTTAAAAACGTTACCTTTAAATCTCATATCATCTTCTACAAGGAAAATGTAATCACAACCTCGGTTCAATAACTCTTTAAGAGCTTTATTTTTACTTTTACATACACCTATGTTTTTTTCGTTATTAATAATATCACAATCATAAAATGTAGTGATAGGCTTATCACCATCATTAACAATAATAATCTCATCATACCATTCTGAACATATGCTCTTAACGCAGTTTGCAAGAAATTCATTTCTGTTGCATGTTATTATACCTATACCAATCTTTGACATTATATATATTTTATATTAAATAATTAAAATGTCAAATGAAAAGATTAGTTTAAAGCAATTACCCATTATTTCTGAAATAAACAATGGTGATTTAATTTTAGTTGAAACAGCAGCTGCTACAAACACACTTGATTTTAAAGATTTTGTGATAGGTTTAGAAAATACTACATTTGCATCTACTATCAGTTCACATACAACTGAAATTGATAGTATTTCTAGTATAATTGAAGATCAGTTTTTTATAAATGATAATTTAAATACCAATGGACCTGACTTATTATTATCAGCAGGTGGTAACGATTTTAAATTAATTGAATCAAAATTGTTACCTATTAATATTACAAAGGGTGGTAATATTGAGGAATATTATATGCTATTAGTCGGTAAGAATGATATGGATGTTATATTATCACTACCTTAAAGGTTTAAGTTATTTAACTTATTAAATTCTTTAATTTGTTCTAACTGCTTTTTTAGTTCTTTTTCATTATCGTTTGATTTAGATTGTTGTTTAAGTAACTTTTCCATTAAGTCTAAGTTTTCTGGATTAAACAATTCTGATTGATCACCTTCAATTATATCACCATCAACATCCAGATATAACTTAATCATTTCTAACCGTTCACGTTGGTTACCGAATACTTCAATTAAGGCTGGTGAATCATCACTAGGGAAGAATGGATTTTCTTGTGGGTGTTGCTGATATTGAGCTTGTATGGCTTTAAAAATGTAATCAATTTCCTTAATATAAATTTCATCGGTTTCCCTTACACCATCATCTTCAATTTTAATATTATTAAATTTTGTAATTGGTAAAAAGAAGATTATATCTAAATGCTTCATACTCTCTGATACTAATGGTATACATTTAGTAATAAATTCTTCATCAATATCACCAACACCTTTTTCTAAACACCATAGTGAATATACAAGATTATCAATAGGACATCTATCCATAATTACATTATCATCAGGACCAAATGTCTGCATTTCATCAATCATATGGTTGAGTATTTTCCATTGAGTATCTTTTGTAGCATTTTTACTATGCGGTAATTTTTCAGATACTAACTTATCTCTATATGTAGAGCTTTCAGTTTTATAATTTGACCATTCCTGTAAGAAGTCATTAATTAGAGTTGTCTTACCTTGATTACCGGTTCCGCTTATTGCAATTCTCATATATTTATTTTAATACCTAAATTTGACTTTTCAAGTTTATATACTATAATTGTTGTATAATGGTTATATTTAATGAAGAAAAACACAAATATGTTGATGATGAAACTGGTAAAGAGTTAATCTCAGCTACTACTCTGCTCGGTAAGTATAAACCTGCGTTCGATTCAATAGGTAATGCTACTCGAGTAGCAGCTAGAGAAGGTGTAACTGTCGACTTTATACTTGAGGAATGGAATACCGAGAAAAATAGAGCTTGCGATTATGGTACCCATATACATAAAGTAATGGAAGACTTTTTAGGTGAAGATAAGCGTGAAGAAAAATATACTACATTATATGACTCCTATAAGAAGTGGGAGTATATATTCAAAAAGTTTCCGAAGTTAACATGTGAGATGAGATTACATAATATCGGATTAAACATCGCCGGTACTGCGGATTTAATTTATGAAAATTCAAAATATTTTTATGTAGGTGATTTTAAGACAAATAAAAACTTTAGGTTCTATAGTGAATATAACGAGTTTTTTAAAGCTCCTGTCGATCATTTAGGTGTATGTGAGTTTAATACATACTGCCTACAGCTTTCATTATACGCATACTTATACGAGTTAAGTAGTGGTAAGAAGTGTAGCGGGTTAGTTGTCTTCTATAAAAATAAAGACGATACTTGGTATCCTATTCGTCTAAACTATATGAAGACTGAAATTAAAGCTCTAATTGAAGATTATAATAAAACAAACGTTTAAATCTCATCATCAAGCTCCTCTTCATCAGGAGTCTTTTTACGCGGCTTTAAGAAAGCTAAATCCTTTTTAGACCACTTACTTAGTGGTAATTTAAATAACTCTCTTTCTGAAACAAATCTAAAGCTTTTATGTTCCGAACTTAATTTAATAATACTGGTATTTATATAACCTCTATATAAAACTCGAGAACTATTAGATGATATTTGATTTATTTTTTTAATATTTACCCCAGTTTCTTCAAAGAACTCTCTCTTTGCTCCATTGTTTGGACTTTCACCTCTTTGTATATGACCACCTGGTAATTCAAATTGACCATTTTTCTTTTGAAGCATTAAAAATTTATTATTAAAGGTCGAAATAATTTTAGATACTCTATTTGTATCGATTTTTTTACTATTAGGTATATCTAAATTGACTAAATTGTTAAAGTTCACATAAATATTTAATATAATAAAATGATATGTTTGGACTTATTACAATGTTACTTAGTACTCTCGGCGCAACCGGGATGGGATCAACCCTTAAAATCATCGCCGGTATTGTTGATCGCTTCGGTGCTGCAAAAGAATCTCGAGAGAAGCGTGAAATGCTCAGAGAAATGGACTTACGTAAAGCTGATGTGGAGTTTCAAAAAGCAGTTTTTGGTGAAGCCAATGGAGATAACAGTGCTTTTACTCGTACTACAAGGCGTCTTATTGCTCTTATCGGGATGCTCAACTTCTTCGTCATCTCAGTTCTCTGCACCGTCTGGCCAAGTGTTGAACTCCTCACCTTCGTCCCAAGAGAGAATAAAGACTATATCTCCATCCTCTTCGGCTTCATCAAAATACCTCTGGGAACAGAAACCGTTGTGGCAATTACCACCGGTCACATTGCATTAATTTCAATAACAATGTTGGGTGCTATTATAGGGTTCTACTTCACACCCGGTGGTAGAAAGTAAAAAAAAAATCCGTCATATGACGGATTTGATTAAACAAAAAAGATGTTAAATTTACTTCTTTGTAGTACGTTTCTTCTTCTTTAGCTTTGCTGCTAATTCTTTAGCTTCTTGTTCAGCTTTTGCTGCAAACTCTAAAGTATCCTTGACGATTTGCTCGGACTTTGCAGTATTATTGCGGAATGTAAGTGCACCAGTAATAAAACCAGCAATGAAGATTGATAATGTAACTAGAATATCCATAAGATAATTATTTAATCTAAAATATGTACATATTCAACAATAAATAATAATATGAATAAATCAGAATTAAAAAAGCTTTCTAAGATTGAGTTAGAGAAGTTAGGTAGAATAAAAGGGGTTGAATTAGATAGAAGATTTAATAAAAAAACATTAATTGAACAAATAACTAGTCTTTTTACAAAAGAATCTACAGTTACAGCTCCAGTAGAAACAGCAAAACCAGTTAAAGCTGAAACATCTAAGGCTCCGAAGAAACGTAAATCATGGAGAGAAATTTACGGTTTACCGCCTAAATCATAATAATATAAATAGTTTTTATTAAATAATAATATGAGTATTAAATCTTTTAAAAATCAAGGATCATTTACAGGGGTTTTAGACGAAGCAGGTTATAATGTTTCTACCTTCCCTAATGGTCTAGACGCCAATCAACAAAAATCAGCTCTATTATTCGACGGCGATCTTAGTATACAAAATGATGTTGAAGTACCTGCATCTGTTGTATTTGATGGAGCAACTTATACTTTTGATATAGATGAAGGTTATGATGGTAAAGTATTTGCAGTTATTAATAAAGATAGGTTATCAGTTCAATTTACATATAATACAGCTGTTACTATTCAAACACCGACAGCTGCAAGTTATGATAGTGTAAGTCCTGAAATTCGTAGATTAGTTTCTTTAGGTTACGTTTAAACAACAATTTATAAACATTAAAAAGCCGTCATTTAAATGACGGCTTTTTTTTACTAAACTCGCAACGCTAGATCCCAGATGACTAACTGCAATCTAGGACTAAACTTAAGTGTATGTTTCTTACATAACTCAGCTACCATTGCAGATTTAGCAGTATGCTCTTCTCTACTACCGCAACAAGGCATTAACCATACTCGCTCTCTGCTTACTAACCCAATATCGATATATTTATCGAATAGTTCCTTTTCATCATCTTCACTATTAACGACAAACTTAAAGCATGAACCGAGTTCGTTATGATATTTTAATACTTCAGGTTTATATCTAAGCTTTTCTGCATCACCATTATTACTCATCTTAGGAGATACAGTAAATGTTGCGTTATATACTGAAGCCCAGTCAGGTAGAGGCATTAATGAACCGTTCGTTTCGAAATCAATACGAGGAGAAAATTTAAACCTATCAATAAATGATATTAACCAACTCATTAACCTCTTTTGCTGGAGCAATGGTTCTCCACCGGTAATCTTTAGTATAGCACCGTCCTTAAGATTCTGTACAAAACCATTGTTCTCATAGAAATTATTAAGTTCATCATATGTATAACGATTTTTAACTGACCAAGATACAAACGAATCACAACCGTGAGGCGAATCCTCGGATGCAAACCCTTTACATGTAAGATTACACATAGCGAGTCTCATAAACACAGAAGGTTCCCCTATATATTTACCTTCACCTTCAATCGTATAAAAAACATGATCATCACTCAAGCTTAGCGTCTTATTTAAATCTACCATACACTAATTATATGATAGTTCCAGTTCAAATCAAGTTGAATCTTAAAGTTTTTAGTTAATCTACTCAGTACCGTTAAGTAATTCTTTCATCGCTTGCTCTAACCCGACCGGTTGTACGTTGATAACTGGTTCAGGAGACCTTTCTTTAGTTTCTGCAGGTGGTTTAATTGCTTGTTGTATCTGAGAGAAAACATTTGTTTCTAACTCTATAGATTTAGGATCTCTTTCCCGCGTAGCTGGCATACTACCAGCAAGTCCAGACATTCCTATAGAATTTTTTTGTACGTTATTTGAATATATATCACCTAAGCTCATTAACTTTTATTCCCCCATGATGTACCTGCAAATGGATCACCAAAACCTGTACTTTTCTTATTATACAAACCTGATGCTGGATGAGTTTTTTCTATAACTGGTTTAACTTCGGCAGCTGCTTTAACTACCGGTACTTCGGTAATATTATTTCCAATCACTACAGTATTCGTAGCGATTTCTGATTCTGATTCAGATATTTTTTCTTTTTGTATAATTTGTAGTTCATCTTGCTCATATATAGCACTATTACCTTCATGCTCCCATACTTCGACTTTAATAACACGGACTCTACCATCAGTTGTATCATTTACATATTCACTAACTGTATCATATACCCATTCAGCAGTTCTTTCGATACCAACTCCTTTTGCAGCAATGCGAAGATCAATCATACCTTTAGTAGACATCAACTCAAACATACTCAATTCTGGGTCATCAGCTGCTACTACAGTTGTATGATCGAATTGCTTCTCTAATAATTTCTTAATCTCTCTGCAACCACCAAAATCAAATACCCAATTTTTATCATCTAATTCATCAGCTGTAAACCATAACTTACATTGTAAACGGTAACCGTGAATTAACTTACAATGACTATCTGCTCTCCATTGACGAAAAGCAGTTGATCCCATAGGAATAATTTTAGTTGATACATATCTCATATATATATTATGAAGTATATATTGTAGTATTCAACTATTAAATTATTTTTTTAAAAAAGTGGATTAATATTTCTAATGATTTATAATACCTTTAGGTGGAAGGGAGGAGATGATTAAAGTTATTTTCTGAAATAATCTATATCCTTTATATTACCCTTATTAATGGTATAATTTGAACTCGATTTTTTACGCGTATCATTAACAGTTATCTTACCATCACTCACACTAATTATTTTTACAATGCGCGCAACGTTATCTTGATCCTTAGCCAACGTTAATGCAATAGTATCACCAGATTTAATGTTATTTAATATATTATCACGCTTACTTAAATTATTATTTGAGGTTGTTTTAGGTGCTGATGAAGGTAAGATTGCAGACGAGTTAACATAATCACTAGTAGCTGGTTTTTGTGGTTTACGTTTTAATTCCTGTTTTAATTTTTTCGTTTTAAGCCTTTCTTGTTTAGTCTTTTCTCTCTCACGTTGCATTCGAGCTTTTTCAGTCTGAGCTCCTCTATAACCTTTACCACCTGCTGCAGCTATATCACCGATACCTTTTGCTAATTTAAATGGTGCTTTTACAACATTACCTACACCGCGCGCGATACTTCCTAAAATACTACCTCTGGAGCGGCTACCTCTTCCTACTGGTTTTGAATAACGACTAGGACTATTTTCATTTAGTATTTTATTAAACTGACCATTTTTATAACATTTTTCAACTATATTTTCGTTTAATTTAAATATTTTTTCAGCTTTTTTAAATAATTCTTTATCGGTCATTGAAATATTTAATCAATAATATATAATTAATGTATGTCAGATAGAGTTAAAATTACGAAATTACCAACAGCTAACGGTAATATGCCGTTAACGGATAACGAAAAAGCAGATGTCATTAATGATGCAACATTTGCTTATGAAAAATTCTTAGATGCATTACGTATTGATTGGCGTAAAGATCCTAATAGTGATAATACACCTAGACGTGTAGCGAAAGCTTATGTGAATGATATTGCTGCAGGTTGCTATAATGAATTACCTAATATTACTGCATTCCCGTCTGATGGATATGATGGAATGGTGTTTCAAGGTGGTATTCCAGTTAAGAGTTTATGCTCTCACCATCACCTTGCTTTTACAGGTAGGTGTCATGTTGCTTATATTCCATCTGCAGATGGAAAGGTTATTGGATTGAGTAAGCTTAATCGGATTGTAGAGCATTACGCTCGTCGACCTCAGATCCAAGAAGGTCTTACAGTTCAAATACATGAAGCTATTAGCAAGATTTGCGAAGGTAATAAAGGAGTTGCAGTGATGTTAACTGCAACACATACATGCGCATGTCTTAGAGGTGTTAAGCATGATGGTTGCGAGATGAAGACATCAAAGCTTACTGGAGACTTTATGAGTGATTCATCTACTAGAAGTGAATTCTATCAGTTTGTAGCTGATATGAAGAGTTAATTAGTCTAAATTGTTTTGCTTGGTGACGTCGATGACGCCGCCAAGCTCTTCAATAAAATCCTTACCAACGAGTATTTTATACTCGTTTTCTGTTCTATCACCTATAGAGAATTTTGTACTAGGATGTAATTCATCTCCTATTTTAATATCAAACTGTACAACAGGTCTTTGCTCTATATTACCTGATCCGATATTAATGTCGATTAATTCAACTACCGACTTAGTGATCATTTGACCATTAACAGTCTCAAACGTAGCTTTATCACCATTATGGTCTATGTTTACACCATGTAAGACATTGTAAGCCCCATTGCCGCTATCAATCTTAGCTTCAATGGGACCTAGTTCTTCAAACTCTATGGTTTCTATTAATCCAAGAGGTTTGTTTGATTCGAAGAATTGTTTAAAGTTAATCACATTATTATTTATGCCTTACCTTCATTCTTCTTCTCTTGAATTTGCTTACGAATTTCTTTTGTAAGTTTTGCAATTTCTAATAAAGCTTTTCTTGCTCTTGTACCGGCTGCTCCGACACCCTTTTCATTAAACTTTTCAATTTCTTCTTGAAAAATATTATATTGTTCTGTTAGTTCATCAGTTAATGTATTCATATTAACATTACTTATTTTATTAAAAATTTAATACAACTGTTATTTTTTTAAAAACTCAGCATGCTGTGGTTTATTTTTTATATTTATACCATAATAGTGAGTTAAATAACCGCGGTGAAAATCATTAACTGGGTAATAATTCCATTTTATATCAATATTAAATATTTTACCTCGTAATATAGTATTATATACAGGCTCATCAAGTTTATAATGTGGGTGATCTAGATGTTTTAATTCTTTATACAATCTTTTCATTTTATATGTTATATTATTATTCTTCCACATAACGCAATCGATTAACTGCACTCCGCAATTAAAGTAAACAGGTGAATATATATTAAACGGTTTAAAATTAAGTTCATATTTATGATAAAATTTTTCTTCATCGTTAAAAAAATAATGCTTAGCACATCCTACAATATTATTATTTAAATTAATTTCCCATAACTTTGAAATACATCTAGTGATACATGTATCACTATCTAAAAATATAACTTTTTTTATATTTAAAAGTTCTGATATATATAATCTCTGATGTAATAATGGTATATTCTTGTATGGTGATATAATGTTTATTATATCAGTAGGTAAATTTACCATCACCTCACTTATAACATAAAATTTTAAATTATATTTTTTGCTTTTAAAAAATTTTTTAATATAATAAATTGAATCTAAGGTTAAATTTATATATTTTTCATTATTATTTATAATATAGCAAATATTTATATCCATTAATCTCATTTTTTGTACCAATTACAATCTTTATAATGTTTACCGTAAGAATTTAATGTTTTAACATTTTCAAAATGCAGTGAACTATGTTTAATTACATCTTGTTTATTTAAAACTAAATTTAACATATATGGTCCAGTTGTATTCATTATTTCAAGTATATCTGAATTATGTTTTTGTTTAATTTTGGAATAATTATGTATATGTTTTATAATTTTATTAAGTGCTATTGTTTTACCTGGTGAATAAAATATATACGGACCTAATATCTGTTTATTGAAGACATTTTCATAAAAAAAGTTATCTTTTAAACCATTTAATAATAAATTTATAGATTTAAAACATTTAACATCCATATCTACATATAAACCGCCACATTCAAAGATTATTAAATATTTTGCAAAATCTACTCTTTGTATTTTATGTTTAAAATTATTATATAACGTAAGATATTGAGGATATTTATCTTTAATAAATATTTTAATATCTGAATCTAACCATAACTTATATTCCCAATCTGTATGTATATTTAACCATGATTTAGAATTTTTTTGATATTGTTTAGGTATATTACTATCAACCCATGTCTGATGTATAATCTTTACCATAACTTAAAATTTTAACTGACTAGCAAACTTTGATTTATATTTATTAATACTATCTCCTGACCACATATATGAATTGTCTTGCATATTCCTGTCCTTATAACTGTAATCTAAAAAATTTATACTAATTTTTTTTCGGTTATATTCTTCTGTTAAAATTTTACTATCAATATTCCAATTCAAGTAATTAAGATCTGTAAATATACCATTACATACATTATTTAAGAATGTAATTGTATCTTTGGTATTAACAAACAATAACATACCTTCATTTTTAAAAAAATCTTCCCTATTATAATTTTCTGACGGTTTAATAGTATGTAAATCAAAACCTTCTATATTAAAAATATGGTCAAAATTCCGCATTACTATTGTATCACAATCTAAAGATAATACACGTTCATAACCTTTTTTGAATAATTCTAAAATACTTTTAAACCTACTATGACATGTATATACGCTACGTGGACTGTATAGCATTTTTTTAAGATTTAATATAGATTCTGTATTATATATACCAGCTTTATATATTTTTGTATATGATATATTATGCTCTTGTTCTTTTAAAATTGACTTTTTATTACTTAACCCAGGGTCATCAAAAAATAAAGTACAATCAATTTTTTTATTAATATGTTTTTTTTCATCTGATGTAAAATCAACGCATCGACAATATACATCTGAGTTTATATTATTTTTATAAATCGTTTTTGTTAATAATTCTGCATATTTGATATAATTTGCATCAGTTGAAAAACATATTACATTTTTACTCATTAAAATAATCCTCTAAAACACTTTGTCTTCTGATATCTAACGTAGTACAATGATGGGCCCCGCTAAATAATTCACAATGCCTAAATGGGGTACCAATTGCTTGTATGTTATGTTTTTTTAATTTACGATTTAATATACTCTCATATTGCGGGTGACATATTATTAATTCTTTATTAATTGATAATACATTTAATTCAATACGGGGTGAAGCTAATTTAACCTCTTGTTTATTATATTCATCTGCAGATCTATCTCTTAAAGGTATATATATTAAATCCCAATTTTTAAATATATTTGGTAATTTATCTTTTATATCCTCTCTCATAACTAAAGCAACGCCCGGTTTTAATGGTAAAAATGATGAATCAATATGCGAATCAGTTATTTCTGTTGTAATTACCTTATAATTATCCCCTACTGTATTCTGTAACCATTTAGCACCTAAATAATTATTTTTATTACTAACATTCATTAAAATATGTCTACCTAGTCTAACGCAATTTGCCGCATCAAACATTATTTCATGGCCATGATCCATATAATGCTCAGATTTTTTAATATGATCATGATAACCTCTTAAACCATTCATATCATCAATATATGATGTATCAAAACTATTTTCAAGTAATAACGGTCTAGGAGCTGATAACCATTTACATCCATTTTTAAAATAATTTAAAAAGAGATGTTTCATATAATCATTTTCATATATACGCCATCTACATGAAGGTGGTGTTTCTATTATAGTATCACCTACAATCATACATAAATCTCTAACATTTAAAGCTGGGTGATCAGTAGTATCCCAATGCGGAGATTTTATTTTATTAACCTTTATAGGTCGTTTCGGTCTTTTAACTATAATCTCTAACGACTCAAGTAATTTAACATATTTTTCAATATCTTCAGAATGTTCTTCAACATGCCTTTTATTAATATATTGTGTAACATCAATTTTTTTGCCTAAAATATTATCATTAAAAAAAAGTTTAAATGAAAAATCCAAAGCAGGTATACTAGTAGGGAATCCATCACCTACAATTACTTCTTCTAATTGATCCCATTCATTATGGCTATTTACTATCATATTTTTTTAATTCTTCTAATTGTGTTTCAAAATTACACGTAACTGGGTTTGCATACAATGAACACAACGATCTATCTAAGCAATTAGTTATTACAGTGCCCTCGATTATATATGCATTTTGTTTATTAATAGTAATATTTAAATTATAAGTTTTGTTTATCAAATTACATATTTCATATTTACTAATAATTGTAGGGCTAAAAATATGACGAACACCGTTCCAAAATTTTTCATGTAATATAATTTTATAAATTTGTTTAGCTAATTCTAAAGCAGTTATACCATTCCATAAGCAGTTAACGTAACCGTCAATTGTTTTATTTTGATTATTAATGATCCATTTCATTAAACCAACACCATTATCATTTAAATCGTTACCAATAAATGATGTTCTAATTATAGTACCATTTATAACTCTCTTCTTCGTTATAGCGTATACATCAGTTGCATCACACTTATCTACCTCACTGTAGTTACCTTTATCTCCTTTAAATACACAGTCGGAACATATATGTATGAACCTTGCATCATTATGTTTACATATGTTATTTAATATAACAGGGAATGTTGTGTTTATAATATGTGTTTCATTGATACCTACAGTATCAATATATGGTTTTAAAATTCCAACACAATTAATTACAACATCATTTTGATTTACTATTTCATCAAAATAATTTACATCAGCATTTAAAGCATCAAAGTGATTTCTATTTAACTCTACCACCTTAAAATATTGTTTTAGATAGCTTGAGATATACCTACCAGCCATTCCTGTAGAACCTAAAACTATTATTTTCATTTGAAACAATCTAATTTTGATAAGTCTACTGCATAATCATCACTAGATGAACTATCTACATTAACTTCCTTATTAACATTATAAAAGTTTTGTATACCCATAACTGCTTGTTCTGGTGACATATACATATGATAACCAATATCTTTAACACTCATTCTTAACATATCATTATAATATACTGAAGGTCTACCATCATATCGCATTCGTCTAAACCAATCTGCAGCATGCTTTTCATCAGTTAAAATCATACCACCTTTACCTGTTGATAATATTTTTTTAAAATTAAATGATAAGCAATAAAAAGTATTCTGTTTAAACATTTGCTCGGTAAATCTCTGAGCAGAATCTACTACTGGTATATTACCAATATTATATGCACCAGACCAAGACTTATCTACAAACTTTACCTTATAACCAGCATGTATAGCTTGCATAGGTACTGAAATATAAGTACGTTTTGGTATTTCAACAAATTCAAGAGAATTATCACCTAATTTACAATACTTCATTGATAAAAACAATGCATTAGTACAGCTATCAACAGCTACAGCATATTTACTACCAGCATATTCTGCTATTATTTCTTCAAATTTATCTACATTATCCCAAACTGTCTTCATGATTTTTGATATATTAAATTAAATCCTTCTGCATACATTGTATTACATTCCATACCTCTAAACATCCCATATACCATAATTCCATGTTTTGATCTCGGATTAGGAAACTCTCTAACTTCATTTTTATATTCATAAAAACGTTCTATTTTAGAATTTATATTAGCCAATGAAATTTCTTCATAATAATTACACTTAAAGTTATTATTAAATGATTGTGTTGTAGAAGATGGTATTTCATACATTAAAATCTTATCAGGTGAATGTTTTTGATACCTTCTTAAAACAACTTCACATACTTCATGAACAGTTTTATGATCCATATTAAAATCATCTTTATTAGGTATAAAAACTATATTTGGGTTTAAATTATTATATATCTTTTCAACACTTTTTAATAATTTATTTTTTACCATATTATATGATTCATCTTGAAACGGTAAAATATGTACAGATGTAAAATCTTTTGTAGCTTTTTCTATTTGAATACCATCATCATTTTTTCTCACCCCACATATTATTACATGTACTTCATCACCAGCATTGAGATACTTGTGAGATGTTCCACCTACTCCGAGTAGTTCATCATCCGCATGCGGAGCTATTATTAAAATTTTCATATGTTTATTATATATTATGTTCTATTTTTTTAAATGTTTCGAGATTTATTAAAGCCATTCTTCTACTATCTTTAATGATAAAATTATCATGAATATGTTTATATTTTTTATTAAAAATAACAAAGTTACCGTTACTATTAGAACAACAAAATTTATTTTCAATATACATTTTTGTTTCATTCATTCTTTCTACGTGAAACTCTATATCATTTAATATACACTTTAAATAATTATCAATATTACCTATTGTAATATGAGCAGGTCTTAATTCCTGTAAAGTATTAATAATTTCATTAGAAGCAAAACACCATGCAAATCGAGCACCTGGTAACGAGTATGATTTGCTTAATGTTTTTAATATAATAACTCTTTCCGAATAACATGCCGGTATTTTTTTATAAAAATCACCATAAGCTTCATCTAATATTACTAATTTAAATTTTTTTAATATTTCATCTATATTGCATATACTACCAGTATTACCATTAGGACTAGCAATGTAAGCTACATCATTACCATGTTTTATATTTAAAATATTCTGGTATAATTCTACAGGTTGCCATGTTGGTTTATCAAGTACAGATAATGATAATTTATTTATTTTTAAAAATTGTAATAATCTAATTATTAGTTCACTTAAACCTAAACCAATTGCTATGTTTTTTATATCAACGTTATAATAATTAGATAATATATTATAAGATGCATACGCATCATTGTATTTTGTGACGTCTAAATTGACATTTATATTATATTTATCAATGCATACATTAGTACTTAGATTAAGTTTACCGTTATATATATAATATTGTTTTGACCAATCATTTCTCATTTTTTATAAAATTATAAAGATTTTCAGAACCTGTTAAAAAATCTACTGATGGTATCCAATTTAATATTTCTTTTGATTTGTTGTTATTAACTGTTTTACCGTTATAATCACCTTTTCTCCTATCCATATGATTTACAGTAACATTGTAACTCTTATCTGACAGTTCAGTTACTCGGTTTACAACGTCAAATAATGTAATTTTGTCTGGACCATCTAAGTTTATAATTTGATTCTTAGCTTTATCTGATAAAGCTAAACGATTACCTCTTGCATGGTCTGTAACATATAAAAAGTTTCTATATGTTAAACCGTTACCAGTTATAGTAAGTGGTACACCTGTTAATGCATTATTTATAAATTTAGATAATACCGTATCTGGATGGCAACCTGGACCATATGCAATTCCATACCGTAATATTGTATAATCAATATTACGTACTGAACAATAATTCTTAATTATTGATTCACATGTTAGCTTACATGTAGTATAAATATGATCACTATCACTTATTGATAAATCTGACATCTCATCAACTACATCATTTTTACATACACTATATACCCATACAGTTGATGAAAAAATAATTCTAGGTATATTTAACTCTTCCATAGCTTTTAACGTGTTTGTTAAACACATTATATTGGTATTAACTGCATGTTGAATATCATTATGATTTTCTTTACTGTCTGATATAGCTGCTAACATATATACAGCATCTATAGATTTATCACTCAATGACGCTTTTAGATTAGAAAAATTAAGTGCATTACATTTAATTCGATTAATGCTCTCCATTTCTTTATCGGTAAATATGCTATCAGGTATATTTGTATCAATAATAGTTACATTATGATCATATGATATAAGTTCACGAGTTGTATATGTCCCGATAAAACCAGAACCACCAATAATAGCAATATTCATTTACTACTATTATATAGTATGTTTATACTAAATCAACCTTTACGGTGTATTGGTAAGTTTAATTTGCTTAAATACGGTTTTAATATTTTATATTTTTCACAAACTAACGTCATTCGAGGTGTATCGTAGCTCTCTACACTCGTAACACTATGCAATTTATTTCTTTCTAATTCAATATATGAATTAGTTATAGGCTTTATTTTATCGTCAACTACAATTTCGCCACCGATCATGTTTTTACATACATCTACATAATATACAATAGTCTGAGGTAAATTAATAATTAAACCTGGATCAATACGTCTTTTTACGTAACTATAAAAATCTGAATCAACATGAGGTTCAATAAAACCATTTTTATATGTATAAAACCCGATAAAATTATATACATTAAATTTATCATCTTTAAAAGATTCAAGAAAATCTGGTATTTGATCTATACTATATGTAGAAGCGAACCCTAATTTATTATTATCATCTTGATCAAGATTAGGGTTAGTTTCAATCCATTTATATATTTGCTGCCTATTATCTTCAGTTAAAAAATTTAAGTGTAATTTATTATACATATTATGTTTTACATCCATCATTTATAATGTTATTTATAATTATTATTAACATCATTCAACTGATATAATATTTCCGCAATTCATCTTTAAAAATTGTATTATATACCTTTTCATCAGACTGACCACTCCACATATAACTATCAAAGTTATATACCGGTCCATTATCTTTATATTTTGAGCTAACATTAAACATTTTTATATTACTATTTTTGTATAGTTTTTGAAATTCTACCTCATCCGCTTCAATATCAAAAATATCAGCATTTACTTTTTTTTCTAATATATTATAAAAGACTTTAGATGCGTTTGTATTATTAATATACATAAAACCTGCATTTAACCCCATATATGAATCACCATATTTCGTTGTATAACTGTTAATATCGTTATCATCTATAAACATGGCTATATCATATTTTTTTGTAATATCAATCAAATTATTAAAATCTTTTCTTACAATAGTATCTACATCTAAATAACATATATGTTTAAATCCGTTATATAATAATGTATTAATTGTATTAAATTTTATATTACTACAATATACAGCTTCTTTTTTCTTAAAAATTGAATTACCTAATATATTATTTTTTACTATATCTTTTAATTCTAAAAAATTAAGATTTTTACTGTCTTCTTGATTAATAATAATACCATTATCAAATTTCTTAACTTCATTTATGTAAAATGTATTAAAATTGTCATACATGCTGAGTTTTGACGTAACATTTACAAGCCGTATAATAACGTTTATTTGCTTACAATTTTTATTAATTGAAGCTAAAAACGGGTAAAGATATTGCATATATTTTTCATTAGTAGTGCAAACTACTGTTAAAAAATTTTTATTTAAATCATTTATACTTTTTACATTCATTTATATATAAATTATTTGTAAATTTAGTCTTACCAGAACCAGACCACACAATAGATTTTATGTCTAAATCTTCATCTTTATACTTTTTATTTATATTAATTATATTAAAATCATTTTGTATTATTGTAGGTAGAATTCTTTCATCTATATCCCAATCAAAAATATCCTCCAATACTTCATTTGTTATATTCTTGATAATTTTTTTTGTTTGTTTGTTATTATTGACACCTATAAGACCGCCATGATAAAGAAAATTATTATATTCTAATCGTTTACTACCTTTAAATTGTTCACTATATGGTATGTCTTTATAAAAACAAAAATCATTTTTAGTTAACTCAAGAAATAGTTTATTTAAATCACCTCTTACTATACTATCAACATCTAGATATATAACTGACTTCACACCTATACCTAACAATGTATTGATAGTATCAAATTTAATATTTGAACAGTATGAAATAAGTTCACTATAATATAATCTTACTGGCTGAACATCTGTTTTATTGCAGTACACAAAATCATCTGTTGCATATAAATGTTGTTTTGTTAGTAAGTCTCTTTTTGTTGAAAGTTCTTTATTATCTCTATATATATGTATACCATTAACTGTATCTAGCTGTTCATCACTACAGTTAACAAATCTACCTAATATTTCTACTGATGGGGTATTTTGCAATATAGAATTTATTAATATTTTTGCAAACGGTAAATAATTACTATCAGTTGTAAATGTAATTATATTTTTATCTACCAAGTCTCTGTACATTTTTCGCATATTCCCGTATATTTATCGTTTGTTTGATTTTCAATTAACTCTTTCCACATCTTACTAGAATAAATTTCTTCTAAAGACTGTTTAAATAAATTACCCATTACACCTTCCTTCTTTAGATCGTTAAATGGACAGAATAAAAAATCACCATTAGGTAATATACCACCACCATCACCTGGTCCAAAAGGGCAAACACCTGATCGCTTTCTTTTAACATATTCGAAATTTGATAAATTATTAGCTCTATTAGTATTATATACTTCTGCAGTATTTATTGATATATTATCACTAGTAATCATTTGATATATCATATAAAATAACTTTGTTTTGGGGAATGTTGAATCATAATTACGGTCACATCTTATATTCAATTCTAATAAACTACCGGTTTCCTTTTTCATAAATAATTCTTTTATGATTTTAAAATTTTCAATAAATTTTGAAAATCTATCTCTACCAGTATTTTTAATATAACTTTCTTTATCATAACCATATATTGAAACTGTTAAATATAATTTTTTACATTGTTTAAATAGTTCAATATGTTCACTTTTTAACTGTGTAAGATTTGTAGTTAACATATAATATTTAATTTTATCATTATTTTCTAAGAAAAGTATTTTTTCCTTTATATCTTTATCAATTAATGGTTCACCAACTGCAGGAGTTATTTGAATATGATTGATACCATAATCAGTAATTTTTTTAATAAAAATTTCAAAAGATGATTGAGGCATAGTCTGCGTTTTTGATATTTCATCAATATTATTAATCGATCCACGACAGAAAAAACAATTTAAATTGCAAACAAATATTGTTTGCATATTGATAGTTGTACCAAAATCTTCTAGTTCTAAACTTTCATTAAAACGTGGATCATTTTTTTGTTGACATTTAAGAATATAATTATCTATTTGATTCATTTTTTGCATATTTTATTTTTATGTTCATACCATATATCACTATACTTACAATTTTCATAGCCTTTTAACCATGGTCCACCATCTGTGTAATGTAAAGCTTTCGGATCTTTACCAGTATAATATCCTACGAGATAATTCCAATCGAGGGGTAAAGAACCTATTTCATTATCATCTAACCAGTTAAATCTATGTAGAAATGCGCCAGATTGATTATTAAGAGTTAATGGGTTTAAAGTCTTATTTTTTGGATGTTCGTTATTGAATATCATTAAACTACTCCAGTTTTTTCTAGGATATGATGACTGGATTTTACCATTCATCTTTATATCACTATTAGGTGTATAATTATGTTGACAACACATAATTGCATAACGATCATCATATAAATCAATTAAATTATCAATTGAATCCATAAAAATAAAATCACTATCACAGAAAATACTGATACCTTTATAATTACTTTCATACGGTACCCAAAATCGAGCAAAAGAAAATTGCGTAGATTCATATTTATCCATAATTCTATCATAACTGTTGATAGTATTGTAGTTGATAGGTATAACGTTTATATCATATTTACTGTTACCTTTTATTATACTAAATTTGCATGCATCATATGTAATCGAATGATGTTCATCGTAACCTATATATATGTTAATCACTTTATTATTTACATCATATTATCCAGTAAAACCAATCTATTAATAAACGTCTTAAATAATGAATCAATTGAATTATTTTTTGCATGTTTCATCATTCTCTGGCAGTAATTATGTCCTTTTTCACCCCATCTCATTTGCAATTCTTTATCACCATCATAACCATCTATTTTAATTTCCTGATCAAAAACTTTACCTTTTGCATAATAAAAAGGCATATACATATAATCCTCTAAGTTATTAACATAAGGTTTTTGTATTGCTAGAGTAGAACATATCATTGGTTTTGATTTAGCAAACCCTGCTTCTATATTACCACCGTAAAAGTGGAAAGGATTCGAGTATAAACACATTTGATTTATGTATTCTGTATGTTTAAAATATTTTACATTAAAATTCAAATCTTTAGTTAAAAATTCTGGTTCATGATTTTCATACTTAGGAGTTATCAGAACATCATTAAAATTTCGTATTAATCTATCATTAATCATTTTTTCAACTATTTTATATAAAAGGCATAACTGAAATATATCAGTACCTACCTTTTCAGATTCGTTATAGTTAGTATGAAATGTATCACCTGTTTTATAATAAAAAATTATTTTTCGTTTTTTTATATCTCTATTACAATTAATTTTATATTTTTTTATTTTAAAATTATATATACCTACTAATTTATCTGGAGATCGTGAGTTAGTAGTTGTTACATTTACTTTAAAATCTTGTTTTTTTAATTGACTATATTGTTTTAAATTTGTCTTTAATACTGATTTAATTATAGTACTTTTATTATAAGATTTAAGATTTTGTGTATGTTTTTTATAATAAAAATCTACTATTTTATAAAAAAAATCTATATTGCTATTAGATTGTTCAAATTTTTTTAGATCATTAAGAAATTTGTCATAGTACATCCAACAACCAAATGATTGTAAAAAATTATTATAATAATCTTTTGGATATTTAGTATAATAATTTTCTAAATATTTTTCAGCTCTTAACATTTTTTATATACAATTCTACTGATTTATTACCTCTATCACGATATTTACCACCGATAGAGCAGTTTTTACATGGTCTGATATCTCTATTGTTTATCAACACGTTTCTATATGTATTAATTTTACTACCATACCATATATCTGATAAACTTTCTTCATTTATATTACCAAAAATTACATCTTTTTTCCAGTTATTTTCACATAATAATACATCTCCATTCCAATCAATAAACAGTTTATAAAAAGGTATATTACATGGATTTGTATTGTAAATTTTATCACAACCTGATAATAAATCACTCCTATTTACAATATTTAAATTATATTCATTTTGGTGATTATAATGATGCCTAAAAACAAATTTAATTTTTATATCACCCTTCATTATATTAAAAAAATCAGTTTTATCACTATCATACATACTTACAATAATATGTGTACAACCTGCAGTAGCTAATTCTTTAATGTAACTAGTTGTAAGTTTATCACCATTTGTATTAACTTCTAACCATTTGATATCAGGTATAATTTCTTTAACTTTTCTTATACATTGTATAAGAGTCTTACAAAGTAGAGGTTCTCCAAAACCTACAAAACCTACTCGATTATTGAATTTCATTTCCTTTAATGCAATACATAAATTTTCAACAGTCTTGACCTGAATATGTTTATTTTGATTAGGGTATATATTTTTATCATGTCTCGGACAAAAAGAGCATGTTCTATTACATAATTCAGTGGGGTTTATCTGAACACTTTGTAGCATATCATCACCACTATTTTTTATTTCAAGCTGGTGATCGCGATGATATATTATATCATCATTCATTTAATTATGTCGTTAAAGCCCACATAGTATCCTGATATGTGGTATCATTATCGTCATTATCACATATAAAATCAGGATAAGGTAATAATATAGGAGGCCATGATTCAAATATATCTTGAAGGTTATCAACATCTTCATATTCAGTCTTATTTTCTTCAACTGTAGTATTTACCATTTCAATTATAATGTCAATTTCATCTTTATCATCTTGTTCCACCATCTTAGTTTTTTCAGCATTTAACGTGATTATAGCTTTATCTGCATAGTGATTTAATACTTCAAACCACTTCTGCCTTATTCTTTTTATATCAAATGTATTTGTAATATAACTCTCTGGTGTTATACCAAATATTAAATTAAATATTATTTGAGTATCAGTTAATAAATATGACATAAAATATTTTTTATATAAATTAATTAAAGAGTCAGATATATTAGATGTAAATTGTTTACTTATATTAACAATTTTAGTATAATCTTCATGTTGATTATTAATACGTTCAATTGCACAATTATTAAAATCTGCAATAATTTTATCATCATTACAATTTAATATTTCATTTATATGTTCAATATTTTTAAAATCTGGATATTGAATTACCTGAATATTATCTATAGGAAATATTTGATATGTTTGTAGACTTAAATTAAAAAATACCCAATTATCCTCATCTTCAATCTCATATTCAGCTGGTTTAGTAGGTATTAATTCAACCTTATTTGTAATATAGCATTCAACCGCTCTATTATTTAAGTTAGGTTCTATATATTGTAATTTTAATACATATTTTTTTGTAAATTGGTATATATACTCTTTATGTGTCATGATTAATTGTGTAATTGAACGTTATTAAACTCAGATACTGGATTTGAACCGCCGTATGATATACTAATACCAAACTGTCTAATAGTGTTTGTAGTTTGTGTATTTCTGATTAATAAATTATATACACTTGGTTGTAATGTTTTATTAATTGCTTGATTTTTACCTATTCCAAATTTACCATCTGTAAAACTATTAACATTCACACTGTATGCACTACCATCAACAATTACATCAATCAATTTAGCGTTACCTTGTGGTACTACTGTCGTTGTATCCATATCGATCTGTATATTACCATCATTAGTGTTACCGTAAGTACTTGGAGTTTCTTTATAACTTTTTATAGAGGTAGCTGTTAATATATTTGCTTGTCTAAACTCACTAAATTTAATACGTGGTTCTATATCTTGATTACCTGGAAAGAAAGCTTGATCCGTCTCATAAAAATCAGCTGTTTCTGATATTTGAGAATTAGGCTTATCTGGTGTAACACCACCCTGTGAATTACCTTTACTTCTAACCGCATTTAAATCACTAAATTTAATCTCACCCGTTAACGGGATAAAGCCTGTACCTGTATCTGCCATATTATTATTTATTATTAATATACAACTTTACTACCTTGCATTAATTATCTACTAAGATTATATTAAACGTAGTGTTGACAGGTACGCCAGTTGCGCCGTTATATGCTCTGATTTCGATATCGGTTTTCTCCTTTAGAGGTAGTGGTACTTTATAATCTTTTATTGTATTACCGATAAAGAAGACATTATCTAATATAGATGTAGTACCATTCCCGTTAATTGGTCTTACATAAATAAAGGCATTTACCCCTTCATTATATCGGCTACATCCCATGGTCCACTGCGTTAAATACCCCGTCTTACCTGCAGGTATAGTGTATACTCCTGTCTGTGATTGACCAAAACCTTCTTCATTGGCACCGGTACCATGCGTGCCTATTGTAACTACCGTTATACCACCTGATTTCATCGTTATAACACTATCATTGGTACCAGTTGAACCTGCTTTAGTTACTCTAGCTCTGTAGAGTCTTAAAAAGTTTTGAGTAGATACAGGACCACCATTCCGGCCATCAGTCGCATTAGTTGAAATCAGCTCAGTTATGGTTTCATAATTCTCATCAAGACCTAAAATTTCTATCTCACGTGCTCCTGTACCCGCTTGATTATCTGTAGCATCTGTACTTACCGCTGAAATTGGACCAGCAGTAGTTAAAAAGGTATATAGACCACCTGTCTCCCATATAGTTTCTAAGTCATTCCCAAGTTCTAAATTAGCACCAAATTTTTCAACATAATCAATACCTGATTGACCGCCGATATCTAAACCAAGAGGGTCGACTTGCTGTACTAAGACAGCTGATTTATTAAAAACTCCTTGACCTGCCCCTCCTGTAACTGCAGGGTAGCGAGTATCATTCTCAATCTCAACATATTTCATGTAGTTGAGAGTATTTTCCGGGGTATTTAATGATGTTTTTATACTCATACTATTATTTAATTACGTTGTTGTACTTAATTACCACTTTTTACCAAGCACGGCAAGACCAGTAACCAGCTGTTGTTTTATCTTTCTTTTGATCGCATTTATGTCTAGCCCTAAAAGATTTACGAGCTTTTGGATTACTCTTACGAATCTTCATCGTTTTTTCTCCTCTCTTCTTAGCAGATGTACCTCCGTGCCCGAAATTTACCTTTTTTACGTTACCAGTCTTAGGGTTCTTTACATACACCTTAAACTTCTTAACATCTCCCCTGGTAGGCTTGTTAAGAGTTACCTTCCTACCTTGATATTCTGCATCTTCTTCTGGAATTTTCTTTTTACATGAACCTTGTTTACTACGCGCAATACCTGGTACTTTTTTATACCCATCCCAGCACTTCTTTGCTTCCTCTTGTAAGGATTCCATTAATGACTCATATAATTTATTAAAGTTCATAAAATTATTTAATCTGGTATAAATAATTATATGGGTTCTATTGATAGTAATTTAATTTTTGAGCAATATAAACAAGTAAATGAAAATCTTGGGTATGGTATTGGTAAATCAATCAACGTTCCAGGACCTGGAGGACAATCTACTGGAGCAAAGGTTGTATTTGCTCTAGTGAAGCCTGATCATGATCATTCAGAATGTGAAGAAGGTAAAAATGGTTGCACATGCGGTGGTTGCCCTGAATGTACAAAAAATGCTGAAAATGCTGAGAATTATGCAAAACCAGAAGAGGAATGTGGTCGTCCACATAGCGATGAAGAAGTTTATATTCAAGCTGGTGATGGTGCTGGTGAATCAAATTGCGGTTGCGGTCAAACACCATGCATCAGTCAAGTAGAAGATGACGACGATTTTGATGGTGAGATAGATATGGCAAGAGCTGAATTACTTAAAGCAGCTGAATATGCTACAAAATTATTTAATCATCTTGCTAATGTTGGTAGCTTAGAAGGTTGGACAGCAAGTAAAATTACAAAAGCTTCTGATTATCTTTCATCTGTATACCATGCACTAGAATACGATGCATTAGATGCTAATGTTGAAGATGAAGAAGATGGAGAAGATGGAGGTATAGAAGTAGACAGGTTAAATGGTGATGAAGTAGCTAAAAAGACCGGATTTGCTTAAGCTTAACTTAATATTTGCTTAATATTAGCTTTATCTTCTGCAGATAATACTTCAGGTGTAAAATAGTCGATAGCTTTATCGATATCCGAAGCAATTAATTCTCTAGTCATTGTACCTGATATACCTTCTGATTGAAGAGGTATTTTTACGACACGTACTAACGGATATTTTTCTATATTCTTCTCAAAGTATGCATACCGCTTTACATCGTCGTCTTTATCACCAGCTCCTACTATAATATTAACATCTTTATTATTATCTGCGTAATCATATACAGATTTAACAGGGGTGACGTCAGAGATAATAACTTCAACTGGCTTACCTAAATATTTTGCATATATTTCCCATATCTGCTTTGATTGCTCAGCTGTAATACCATCTCTTTCTTTCTTACCTATAAAAATTACACCTTTATCTGCATCTTGTAAGATGTAATCGAAAGAATGGTAGTGACCTTTTGTTGGCGGCTTGTAACCACCGGGATATAAAGCAATTGTTTCAGCATTTTCATCTTCAGCAATTAGTTTATTATATAAATCCTTAAAATTCTCAACAGGTCCACTACCCGGGCTGTGAACCCGACGATTAGGTGGATTTGAATAGACTGATTCTTGTTCTGCTACAGCTGGTGATGTTGGCTTACCAGTACCGAAATTAGCAGCACTAAACTCTAATCTATCAACAAGCTTAACAGCGTTACCATCATTCTGAACAGCTACATAACCCTCCGGTGATGTCGTCTTTAATATACCATCACCATTATCTATAAAGTGTTTTGTGGTGTAAATAG